CCAAAGAGCCATACAGCTCCCACGGAGAGAAAGACTGCAAGAGCAATCACTATCCCTGCGCTTGTTTTATTGTCCATAATATTAGGACTAGGCTGATAATTATTTGAGTGCGGCGAGCTTTCTGTCAAATTCTGCTTTCTTTAACTCGTATTTGACAGGGTTTTGTTTCTTGTACGCTTCCATTATTTTCTTGAACTCCGCCTTGGATTTACTGACAGGCTTGGCTGCTTCTTCTGCCTCTTCAGCGGCCTTGAGTGCCGCCTTTTCAGCCGCGTGTTTGGCCTCAAGTTCTTTTTGTGCTGCTTGAACATTGAGCTTGGCCGTCGCTTCTTCTTCTTTTTTCGCCTTGGTTTCAGCGGCTTTTGTAGCCTTCGCTAGTTCTTTGTCGTCTTTTGTAACCATAAGGGTTCGATTGAGCCCTTTCGGGGGAGGTTCTGGTGCTGGATCGGTAGGAAACAGCCCCAGAGTCCCCCCAAAAAGGGGGTGAGTAATTAGGCTATTGTGATATCTATCGTCAATGCGCTCCATGGAGTCCACTGTTTGAACCCAGCGTAGCAGATCATTGCGACTTCCATTCCAGTCTTTCCGGTAACTCCCTTCTCTTCGAAGGTCATCCAACGAGGAGCTGCATACGTCGAGACTTTCTTGACACCTCCGACACGATGACCAAGGTTTGTCCAGGTTTTTGAACCCGAGACTGTTGATGTAGTCTCGTCCACGAATGTTCCTGATCGAACAACATAGATATCCACGCCCATCATTTGACCGATGAGACCGTTGTTTGCCGCTGAATCAGCGAAGTTGAACGCCGTACCTACCTGGGCTTGGATGATGCCCGTGAGATCCGTATTTTCTACAACAACATACGAGCCGCCGAGAGCGTCTGCATAGCCTGCTGTCTTGGAGATGATGTTAGAGAGGATGGTCACGACGTTCGCAGAAGTGGTGAAACCTCCTGCTGGTGTCGTATATGCGCCTGTACCGTCTTCACAGAGACAGTTCAGAACCCACTTGTCCACTGCCGTAGTAAGAGCATTTGTCATGCCCTTGTTGGCGGTGAAGAAGAGGTCGAAGTTTGAAGTGGCCTCTTCAAAGTGGAAGATGTGCGTTGCTGCGATGAACTCATCAGCAACGGTCAGAGTGTCGTCTGTCGTCGTGATTGCAGCGGGGGTGTAGGTTCCAACTACCGCCTGAACGGTGACAGCTACCGCTGTGAGGTAGGGACTGGAGATTGTCTTGAGGTCGGTGTTGTCAACAATGCAAACCTTCTCGGCAACCACAGCATTTCGGAGTGCTTGCTGGACTTGCGCTGCTCGATATTTGTCGCGCAGCGTCTTGGTACTTAATGTGTTAGCCATATTAAGGATTAAAAACTTTTAATCCTACCGATCAGCTAACCTACCGTTTAGCCAGCTTTCTGTTTTGCTCTTACGAGCCGAGCGATATCTTCTTCACTTTCAGGCAGTTTACCAGCACTAGCATTTTCCAAGAGAGTGTCATCAGTTATCTTAGATGGACCTCTCCTGACAGTGCTTACGTTGGCAGTCTCGGCAGACTTTCTCTTCTCAGATTTGTCTGCGAGGACGGCTTTGATGATATCGGATTCGAGGGCTTTAGAGACTGAAATTCCCTTGAGCTTCGCGTAATCCATTACCTCGTCTACATCATCTTCGTGGACTTTCGCATTGCTTATCGCAAGCGCATCCTTGAATGATGGACCGTCGGCTTTTGATTCGGGGTCCTTTACAGGCACCGTTTCCTTTGGCCTCTTTTCTGCCTTCTCTGCTCTGATCCTTTGGTTTTCGGCTATCTCTTCCGCCTTCTCGCGCTTAGCTGTCTCATCTGCTAAGCGTTGTCTGACTTGTTCGATAGTTTCTTCCTCCGGTGTTACTTCAGGCGTAACCTCCGTTGGTTCGTTAGGCTGAACCACGCCATTCTCATCTGTCATAGGATGTTGGTAAGGCGGTGCAAACTCCGCCAATTAACTAATATAAGTATATCACAGGTCAAATGATTGTGAATGTCAATTAGGTGAATAACTACTTGGAAGAGTTACGGGTAAGGCGGTCTTTCTGTTTCTCTATGCTCTCGCTCTTAGTGCCGGCAATGACCTTCAGATGGTTCAGTTGCGGGTCAACATAGCCAAGAATATCCAGGTATGCTTTTGCTTCTACATAGCGTGTGAAGTCATCTTTGTCCTCTAAGGAACGCAGGTCGTTTAATTGGATGGGGTTAACAGTTTCAAGTCCTATGAGTTGGGCGAGTTGCTGTTCGATATATCTCATTTCAAGCATCCGCGCGGCAAATAGTGGAGCTAATTCTTCTGGCCCCTTGTTTTTGAGGTCTTCAGTCAAAAGACTCCGGTAATCTCCAAGCTGTGAGAGAGGAGCGTCAGGATTCAGGTAGGGAAAGATACGCTTTTTTATCACTGCATAGACTTCGGGAGTTATTTGAGCGTCTATCATTTCTTGTTCAGCCTTGCTCAGGGGAAATTGGAGCAGGACATTACGAATAGCATATAGAAGTTCATCATTGTCGCCGAACACATTCTTTATCAGGGTGAGTTCTGATTCCGAGAAGAAAAGGACTTGATTTTTGTCTCTCATACAGTTGCGGGTAGGGCGGGTGCGCCTGGTGCGGCTCCAAGTGCAGGTACGGGCGGAGGAGGCATAGCAGAGAGTTCAATCGGTGAAATGCCGCCTGTGTTCTGCAATATCTTCCCAACTATCATCTGCGCTTGCTGGTTTCCAGCGTATAGAGGGTTCATCACTAAGTTAAGCGCGGTGTTGAGGGTGGTGAGGACGAGCTGCTTGTCTGTTTGTTCGCCTGTAATGTCTACTTCCAACTCCCATTCCAAGTCTTTGGTCACTTGCTTCCACGTCTTATCACTGAGGTCGTCAGGAACGAAGAAACGTTGGTTTCCTTGGGAAGCCATACCTTGTTTGACTGCCGATTCCTCTTGTATCGGGTCGTAGGGTTGCGGCATTTCAGCGTTAGGATTCGAGAGTGCTTGTTCCATCATGTCAAATGTTCGCTTGTTAAAGCGTCTAGCGGCTTCCTGAGGCACGTAGATCGCATCTATCTTGGTGATGTTGTGAGCTTCCAAGGTTGCGCTTATTTCCTTGCTCGTATCCATCTGCTTTTTGACGAATGGAATGACAAAACGCCTCAGCATCTCCTCAAGGTGCAGGCCCTTATTCTCGGTCATCAACTCAAAGAGTGAGTGGCTTTCATTTAGCAGAGCTTCTACTTGTCTCCACGCAGTACCAGAAGGCGCGGTGTTGCCTAACATGCTCTCTGATACGCCTGCTATCTCATTCCCCAGCCCTTTCCACATACCATGGAAACTCTCTTGAGCAGTGATGTCGTGAGAGGTGTTGTTAAGCTGCGTGAGAGGCATATTGACTGCGTGAATAAGGATGTCGCCTTGTTCGACGGCAGAGAGAACATTGCGGCCAACGAAATTGCCGTCTGCTGTTTGAAATATGAGCTTTGAAGCTATGTCGAGCTGGTCTTTTATGCTCTTGACCGTATGGTTAGTCATCCACTGCGCTTCAAAGAGGGTCTTTACAGAGCCTTGGAGGGAGATAGAGCCGTCTGTTGCCGGGAGCAAACTCGTAAGCATGTAGGGGTCTTGCTCTTCCTTTCCAGAGTAGAGGGTGAAGTCGTCGAATTTGCCCTCTTCCTTAGAAGCTATGAAAGAGATGACGTGCATTTGCTGAACGTATTCGTATTCGTCCTCTTCTTTTCCTGTTAAATACGAAAGCGGCAAATTGCCGTGTACTTCATAGAGCTTAATGTATTTATTCTTGTTGTCTTTGTCCTGCTTATCCGTCGTCTCCCTGGCTTCTAGTGCATCACAGAGCTTTTCTACAATGTCTTTGTCATATCCCTCACGTTGATAGAGCTGCGCTTCCGTGAGCTCCAGTATCTCGATTTTAGGGTTGGAGTCGAAATCTACTTGGTCCACGATGAGACGTGACCACGGCACTACCATGCAGTGAAGTTCGCCCTTAGCCTCGACGAACTTGACAACAGATGAGTTGAAACCGGCGAGGTCAATGCCCCAGTTGTTAAGGAATTGTCCAAAGTTTTCCCTGCGCATCCAGTTCTGGAGGTGCACAGTGGCTATGAAAGCTGGAACTGTATCACTCATCTTAGTAGCCTTGACATTGACGTTCTTTCTGTCAATGTCTGTGGCTCTGTACCAAACATTGCGGGCTGCTGTTGAGATATTGAAAAAGGGCTTCTCTCTGCCCTGTGCATCCGTTTCGCCAGTGATGTGCTTGCTCTCTAAGTAAGCGTATATCTTGTTGATATCTTCGTAGAGGTCGGAGGTGACGTACTTTGAAGTGAGGGTGCCACCGCCGGAAATGAAAGCTGTTTCCATCTCTCGCACGACGGAGCCTATACTGTTTTCATTGCTGATGTGGGACTTGGCCATAGTTAGGAGAAGATACTAAAAGTCTGTCGCATCTTTCTAGGAGTGGCGTAGTAATCTCGCTTAGCCATCCTGTAAATGCGGCGTCTGCTCAGCTCAGGATGTTTCTGTGCGGCTTCTTTGGCTTGCTTGCGTAACATCTCTGCTTTTCGTTGGTTCATATCATCGAGTAGAGTTATTCTTTTGGTTCATCTCATTGCGACGGAACTGCGCTACTATCTTATCATGAAGTATACCATGAGTAGGGTCTTGTGCAGGGGATAGCCTACCTCGAAGGACAAAATACATTCTCATAATCAAAGTGTCCGAGATGTCGGGGGAGCGACCTATCATCTCCTTCACATCATCCTTCAGCGTTGCGAGTTTCTTCCCGTCTCCCTTGCTGGCATCTTGGTATGTTGAAAGTTCTTCTATGATTGCGGATTTGATGCGCTGGTCGTCCGCCTTGATTGCTACTTGGTGGTCGTTGACAAGTGAAGCAAGGGTGAACACACATTGAGAACGTAGGTTGGCGTATTCCGTCGTAAGAGGCGCGTTCTTGAGGTAGTGGACGTTAGGGAGCCTCACGGGGTCTAAATCAGTCCTCATGGCGCTGTAGCTCGATTTGTAGCCTATTATCCCGGTCAACAGGGGAGATGAGGCGACGCCAGCTCCTACACCAATAGCGTCCACTGCAATCTGTGAGTAGGGTATCTGGTACTTTGCTGCGAGTTCTCTAATGTGACTGATGATGCCATCAGTCTGAAGTTGTGCATGTTGCTCGATGTCGTGAGCTTCTAAACCTCGCCACGGTGCGAAGATAGTTTTGTCGCTCCCATCATCAGCAATATCCACGGGGAGGTATTTGTCTGGTGTGAGAGTGAGCGTGTTGGAGAATAGGTCAATGAGTGCGGTGTATTTGAAAAGCGCACCTTCGTTCTCGACGTACTCCGCCATGATTTCTTGCCGGTAGGTGGTAGCGTCCATCTCCTCCTTGGCCTTTTGAAGTTCAAGACGATCAAGAAACGGATTGTCCCATGAGGTGAAGTGGAATGCTTCCCACTCGCTATCTGCTTCTTTCTCCAACCGTCTAAGGTTCGGGTTTTCTTTCTTGGGCGTTCCTATAAAGTCAGCAGTACCTTTGGTGTCTATGAGTGCTGGTCTGAATATCTCCTGCCAGCCTACGAAGAAGTCAGGCATCGTATCTGTTTCATCAAAAGTGATGTGATGGGCGGGTTGTCCTCTGAAGTTTTCTCTATTCTCCCAGCCTCCGACTTTGATGAGAGATTTGCCGCCATCTTGTGTCGGAACAATTACTTCCAGACGTTGCTCGCTGAACTTCCCAATTCCTGCTAATCGAGCGAGAAGAGACTGCCAGATAATGCTTCTCGCTTGAACCTGGTTAGGTGCTATATAAAATACCTTGCGGTCTTTGGCTTCGACAGCCTTGAATACAAGCCGTTC